GCTTGCCTGCGCCTTGAGTCCCAAGGAGGTTGACGCCCTGACCGACGAGCAGGCTCTAATGATGAACAACCTGCTCAAGAACCAACCGACCTCGGAGAAGGAAGACCCGATCAAGTGGGGTTGGACGCTACCTAGTTGGCGCCGGGTGATGGAGAACTGGAAGGACGTTCGCGTTCACGTGATACTCGGAGGGAACCGCAGTTCCAAGAGCGTTTTCGCAACCCGCATGCTCATGCACTTGGCCCAGCAAATACCTGAAGCGGAACTACGCAGCATGCACGTCTCGGAGGAGCGCAGCATTCAGGACAGCCAGCGCTACGTCTGGGACGCCATGCCCATGCGCTACAAGCGCGCCCAAAAGAAGTCGGAGCAGCACAGCATCCTATACTCGGCCAAGAACGGCTTCTCCGACAACAAGTGCATCATGCCCGTAACCAGCGAGGGCGCCGACCGTGGGAGCAGCATCTTCTTCAACAACTACCGCCAATATGCAGCGGACAGCCAAATCTTCGAGGGCTGGAGCGCGCACTGCATACACTGCGACGAGGAAATCAACCAGAGTATCTTCGAGACCCTCTTGGCGCGCCTTACGGACCACAAGGGTCGGCTCATCCTAACCTTCACGACCCTTCAAGGCTGGACGCCCCTCATCAACACTTTGCTCAAGGGGGCCGAAACAATTGAGACTCGGTACAGCAAGCTCATCGGGAAGGAATTACCGGTTGAGCAGGTCTGCCGCAACTGGCCCGACACCCACATCTACTACTGGCGCACGGCGGCAACTCCCTTCATCGACGGGGAAGACCTGATCAAGACCTACTCCAAACAACCTCTTGAGGTGAAGCTTGCCCGCCTGTACGGCATCCCGAGCAAGAACTTCCACGGGCGCTTCCCCCGATTCAACCGGGACGTAAACGTAATCAAGCACGACGACATCCCCTTCATAGCTGACGGCACGGAGCGCGTGACCCGCTACATGATATGCGACCCCGGCGGCAGCAAACCGTGGGTAGCGATCTGGGCGGCGGTCATGCCTGACGGCCGGGTGTACGTATACCGGGAATTCCCCGAGGCGAGCATGGGCGAGTGGGCTTTGCCGCACGTAAATAATGCGGGCCGCAGCACGGGCAAACCGGGACCGGCTCAACGCCCGCTGGGGTGGGGGTACGAGGACTACCGCGATCACTTCGAGGAGCTTGAATCGGGCGAGGACATCTTCGAGCGCATCGTGGACCCCAGAATGGGGGCGGCGACCGTGCGAACCAAGGAGGGCACCTCGAACATCATCAACAGCATGGGCGAACTGGGGTTCATTTTCCGGGCGGCACCCGGCGTTGACATCGAGGCGGGCATAGCCCGCGTGAACGACTTGCTCTCATGGGACGACTCGGAACCGCTGACGGAGGATAACCGCCCGCGCCTCTACGTATCCGACCGCTGCGAGAACCTGATCACTTGCCTCATGGAATACACCGGGTCGGGCAACACCGAGCAGTTCAAGGACTTCATTGATTGCTTACGCTATTTTTGCATCTGCGACCCCGAGCACGTCACCAACTCGATGCTCGCCTGCACGGGCGGGGGCGGTTATTGATTTGACGCAGATCGCGTCAAGCTTTACTTTTGCAACATGGAGTCGAGCGATCCGGAGCTTTTGTATGCATCGAAAGAACCCGATGTGGAATACCTCCAGCAGGCATTCTCGCAAACGCAGGATGATTTGGGCGAATGGCTCGACCGCCGCCAACGCGACTGGGAAGTCCGCAACTGCCAATGGAGCGGGAAGTCCTCCGACTTCAAGAAGCACGTCCCGCTGAAGAGCACGGGGACGGTCTTCCCCTGGAATGGCGCAAGTGATCAGGAGGTCCGGCTTTGTGACGAACTAATCAGTTGCCGCATCGCCCAGTGCATGTCGGCCATCCGCCGCGCCCACATCGTGGCTACCCCGGTCGAGAGCAGCGACGTTGGTCGGGCGGGGGTCGTGAGCGCCTTCCTCCGCTGGTTGATCAACTCCAAGATGGACGAATGGTACGAGCAGGTTGAATTAACCCTGAACCACCTCTTCGAGCAGGGCTTGGCGGTAACTTACGTTTACTGGGATTCGCACGACCTGAAGCAGCAACAGGCAATCAACCTCGAGGAAATCGCGCAGGCGATGCCCCAAATAGCCGAGGTCATCATCGACGGCAGCATGGACGAGGAGTTGACCCAGATGCTCACGGACGAATTCAAGGTGAGCAAGACGAAGGGAAAGGCGATGCTGCGCGAACTGCGTGAAACGGGCGAGACCACGGTCCCCGTGACCCGCCAAGTAATCAACCGCCCACGCATCAAGGCACTCTCCCCGAGCGAGGACGTCTTCTGGCCCAGTTACACGATTGACCCGAACGAGGCACCCTACGTCTTCCACGTAATTCGGATGACGCCGGAGATGCTGAAGAGCAAAGTAGCCAGTGAAAATTGGGACGAAAAGTTCGTGGACGCCGCCATCGAGAGCATGGGGGCCGGGGGCGAACCCGAGGCAGGCAATGCGGGCCGTCTGCGCGACGGCGACGACTTCATGGAATCGCCCGACCAGACTTTGCCGATAGTGTATTGCTACCAGCGTCTACTCGATGAGGACGACATACCGGGGATCTACTGTACCGTCTTTTGTGATGGCCTCGGAGGCGACGACCTCTTCGCCAAGCATACGTTGCTCGACTATGGGCATGGTCAGTACCCATACAGCGTGGTGAAGCTGGAGGAGACGTCGAAAAGGATGTACTCATCCCGCAGCTACCCCGAATTGGTTGAATCTTTGCAACAGGTATTGAAGGTCGAGACCGACGCCGCCATCGACCGCCAGAGTCTGTCCACGCTACCGCCCCTCCAGCACCCTATGGGTCGTTGCCCAACCCAGTGGGGACCGGGAGTAAAGGTTCCTTATCGCGTCCCGAACGAGGTCAGTTTTGCGGACACGCCGCGCCTAGACACGGGTAACATCGAATTGCGTCGATACATTAAGGAAAGCGCCGACCGCTACTTTGGCCGCGCCGCCCCCGGCGTAGACCCGACCGAGGCAATGGCGAAGCAGCAAGCCACGGTGGACAAGGTATTCAGTCACTTGAAACACGTCCTCGACCAAGTCTTCACCCTTTACCAGCAATACGGCCCCGATGCGGAGTTCTTCCGCGTAACGGGCGTGAACGACGTGCAAAAGTACACTAAGGGTCCGGCTGGCGAACGCTATGACTTCTGGCTTTCCTTCGACGTAGCCACCCAAGACCCGGCCATGATGGTCGAGCGCGTCAAGGCCATAGCGGAACTGGGGGGCATGCTGGACAGGTCGGGCGTCCTCGACACTGAACAACTACTCATCGTAGCCACCGAGCAAATCCTCCCCGGCGCAGCCGAGCGCATAATGATCCCGAAGGAAACCGCGAGCGCGCGGGCCGTGGAAGGCGCCCGCCAAATGATCACGGAAATCTACTCCGGCGTCCCCCCGAACGTTCGCCCCGGAGACGCCCACGAAATTCAACTCCAGACGTTCCAGCAATGGCTCCAGCAACCCGACATTGCCCAGAAGGCCCAGACCGACCCGGCCCTCCAAGGCCGCATCGAGACCACCTTGAAACAACTTCAAATGCAGATCATGCAGAAACAGAACGCCGATATCGGCAGGTTGGGCACGATGCCCACGGGCTTTGGCGAAACTGCGGCAGCTTAGTCGCAAGAAAGGAAAAAGATGAAAGGTTACTCAATCGAGAACGTCGGCGGCAAATTCCACGTAAGGAACCCGCACACCGGGCAAGTCGTGGGCAAGTTCCTGTACAAGCATGCCATGCAGGACTTCCTGCACAAGCAACCCGCCCTTGAGGCGCCTGTTAAGAAACCCGCGCGCGCGAGGGGCAAAGGCGGCAAACTCAAGGCGGACGACCCCTCCACGCCGGAGGTAAACGAGGCATGGAAGGGCGGCAAGGCTCCCGCCAAGAAGAAGGCTCCCGCCAAGCGCAAGGCGAAGAAAGCGAAGAAGAAGTGACTTGGCCTCTCTCCAGCGAGAGTGGTATTGGCTCATAGCCATCGGGTTGTTCTTCCTTGAACGCGACGTCTTGGTAGACCTCCTTCTACTGGCATTAAGCATAATTTATTCGGGAACTCGTTGAATGCCTTTCAAGCGCCTGAAGAACGGGAAGTACAAATCCCCCACGGGAAGAATTCTAAGTAAGAAGCAGCTAATGGCTTATTATGCCCGTCAACGGGCGAAGGGAAAGAAGAAATAGTTGAGCGTCATAAACTTTTTCACGGGGCGGGAAAGCCCGCTCCGCAAGACTTATCACGACTTCGACCTCGAAGAGGCCCAGCAGTCGATGGCCCAACTGAAGGGCGAACCGAATTTCCTAGAGTTCATTAAATTCCGCGAACTCCAACGCGAGGAAGTCATCCGGCAACTTCAGACGCCGGAGGTGATCGAGAGCGTGAACCGTCACTTCATGCTTACGGGCAAGTTGGAGGGGATCGACGAGGAACTGGATTTCATAGCGAATTTGGGCCAATAACCCGGCCCGCCCACACCCAAGCCTCGTCCGGATTCCCACGGGCGGGGCTTTTTTGTGTAATTCCTTAATGATAATGGATTCTCATTAAGGATTGCCCGCCGCTCCGGAATAAGTTACTTTTGCCAACATCTGGTGGCATGTCGTCACCTGTCAAAATGTTATGTCTGAAGAAGAGAAAGCATTAGAGGGGGAAATCTCAGCGACCCCAGCACCAGAAGACGCTGTGCAAGAACAACAGACTGACGGCAACTTGTCGATGGCTGCTTATGCGGATCAATTATTGAAACGCAGGGAGCAGTCGGAGGAGGAGCCTGAAGCAACCGAGGAAGAACCTGAAGCCGCTGACCCATCTGTGGCCGAAGAAGACCCCTTGGCGGAGGCCATGCAGGAGGAAGCCCCGGACGAACCGGACCCGCCCGCAGGGGAAACCGAACCCGAACAAACCCAATCCAAGCACGCCATTGATCTCGACTCCCTGACGGAAGACGAGACGACGGCTCTGGCGAAGCAGTTGAGTGCGACCGCCGTGCAGCGCTTCGGCAAACTGACCGCCCAGAAGAAGACTCTGGCCGAGCAGAACCTAGCGTTGCAACAGCAGATGCAGCAGCAGCAGACGACCACTGCGAACTCGG